GGACCCGCGTCAGCGCCTGCGCAGCGTTACCGCTCAGCGTCATCGTGTGCGGTAGCGTTGCGCCGATACCAGCAATGTTCGCCGTCGCGGTGAAGTTGGCCGCGTTCCCCAGGCCTACGCCCATTGCTGTCGCAGCTTGTTGCAAGATGAAGCCAATCTGTGTGCCCTTCGCATAGCAGGCATTGATACGCCCCTCGCGGTGGGCGCGGCCCCCATCGTCGCCGCTCAGGACTGTTTTCCAGCCCGTGCGGTCGCGCTGCGATCCTACTTCGCGTAAGTCGCCGCTGAAAATCACCGACGTGTTATCGATATAGCCTGCTTCGACTTGCACAGGGATACCGACGATCTTGGACGACGTAGCGCCCTGCGGCCGGTTGCGCTTCAAGAGCTGCGCGCGATGATCGTCGTTAAGGTTCCACACCGTCAATACGCACTTATTAGGTTCCGCTTTAATCGTCGCAGTCGCACGAAATTCGATGTCCAGCGATGACACGTCAAGCGTATCAACTTGGACTTTCCAACTACGGCGAAACAGCGCGTCGCTCACGCAAACGCCTCAGGATTAGCGAACACGTCATCGTCGCTGGTAATGTACGTCAGTGGATAGTTGCCGTTCAAATCTGACGGCACGCTGAGATCCAAGTTGGTTCCTGCTAAATCGGAGACTTGTAGTAGCCCCTTTGGCAAGCGAGGATCTTTGAATTTGCGTAGTAGGTCAACGCCGCACACGAGGCGGATGAAGAGCGCGATCGGATTTTCATCCTGATCGTAGATATTCAGATAATAGCAATTCTCGCGCTTGCTCCAAATGAATCGGAACAGGTAGATAAAATCCTCGAGTTGGACGGATTGATCCCACTTCAAAACGCTGCCGTCTGACAGAGAAAAATCCGTCTCAGCGTCAATTATGATTACCAAGGTCCACCCCGAATAAGCCTTTGAGGATTGCGTGCGCGACGGTTTGCCGCACCTTCGCCGTCGTCGCGGCATCCGCCTCTTTGCCGGATTTGGCACCGCGATGCCTGGGCGCGATCTTCGCGGGCAGCGCAGCAACCGTCTGCGTCGTCACGAAGTTGATGTGTTGCAGGTCCATCGTGAAGCGCAGCACGTTTCCATTCTGCGCGTTGCGCGGCACAACGAAGCTGGTGCAAGCCATGTCCTCATACGTCGCTAACGTCGTGGTGACTGTGAAGACGCCTGCACTTTGGATCGCGTTGGCCAAATCGCCGAACACTGCTTTCACGCGGTCAAAGAACGCATCGAATTTAAACGCCGCGTAAGAGACTTTTTTCCCGCCCACCATGCGCGACACGGTTTGTACGCTGCCCGTGACTCCGTTCATGTAACTCGACACGCCGCCGATTGGTGTGTTGCTCACGATGCCTTCAATCGTGAGCCGTTGCGGAATGGGCCGGATGTGATCGGTGATGTCCGCGCCCGTCTCCACTTGATGCAACGTGACTTCGGCCGTCGTGGTGTGCTGCTCATTGATCGACGCATCCAAGATGAGCTGTCCGACGCCAGGGTCTTGCCCGCCAGTCGCGGGTAGCTGCCACGTCATCACCACGCGCTGAGGCTGCTTGGCGCTCACTGTTCCACCGCCTTACGCTGCCGCGTCGCGAGCGCTGCGCGGTTGCGTTCTTTGAGTACCTTGTGAACAGCTTGCCCCGCGCGCTCGCCTGCGATGCGGCCTAGTTTCTCCTCATCCATCCCAGGCGCGGGGTTGACTGTCATCGTCACCAGTGGCCCGCCCACATCCGCCCCCTGCGCAGCGAAGTCGAAGGGGGCCGGCGCAGAGGGGCCAAACTCGGACGGGATGCCCGGCCCGACGCGCGGCAGCGTGTTGGTGGGCCGCAGCTCTTTGGCGCGCGCCTGAATCAGCGCGTACATTTCATCGCGCGACACACCCGCGGGCACCTCTGTGACGCCCTCCCAAGGCTTGCCCACGGCCGCAGCGTTGACTTTCGCCTGTGCTTGCTTCTCCACGCTGGCGTTGGTTGCGTCGCTCCCAATCGCGCCGCCAACGACTTTCTTTGCAAAGGCGTATTCCTTCTCGCGGATACCAGCGGTCCAATTGGAAAACTGCGCAAGCTTGTCGCCGATGTCTCCCCACCGTTCCACGATGAATTTGAAAAAGCCCCACGTCTTTTCCACCCATGGCCACATTTCGCGGAAGGCTTCCGTAACGCCCTCCCACGCACGCTTGATATCTTTGACCACCTCGACGTGTGCATCTTTGCCAAAGATGCGATCGATGACGTCTCCGATCACGCTCTCATCACCGGTGAGCAAACCGACGAAGTCTTCAATGATGAGGATCAACGCAGCGATGGCTGCGGTGATGAGCAGGATCGGCGCGTTGGCGATGGCCATCGAAATGGCAAACGCTGTCGCTGCCGCTGCCAGTGCGCCGAAGGCTACTTCAAGAATGTGGCTGTTCTCTGCGGTTTCCTTCATCCACTTCGCGGCGCGCGTGAGGTAATCCACGAGCTTGGAAAGCAGCGGCAACAGCTTGATGAGCACGACGTTTTTAAACGCCGTCATGACGAGGTTCAACCGCGCTTGTTGTATCTGAAACTGCGCGCCCGCCTGAATAGCTTGTTGCGTGTAGCCGCCACCTAGTTCCTTGTACTGCGCCACAAGCTCAGCAAAACCCGCGCTGCCTTCTTTCAAGAAAGGTAGGAGTGCGCGCCCCTCGCGTCCGAAGATCTCCGTTGCAATGGCCGCTTGTTTGCTCGCGTCCGTCTGCTTTTGGATGCCATCGGCGACGGCCAAAAATAGATCGTCGGCGTTCTTATATTCATTCTTGAGCTGCCCTGTAGTGATGCCCAGTGCAGCAAACGCTTTCGTCTGTGAGGCGCTGCCTTGGATGGCCTCTTGTTGCATCACTTGCATGCGGCCCATCAGATGGAGCAAGCGATCCGCGTCGTCGCCCATGGCGCGACTAGCAAACTGGAATTCCTGCACGCGATCAGTTGTGAGTCCGAGCGCGTTGGCAGTGTCATCCAAGCGGTCAAGCAATTCCGCCTGAGCGTTTGCAAATTCGTAGATCTCTTTGATGGCGAAGGCTGCGGCGATGCCTTCAGCGACGCGCTGCACTTTCCCTAGGAATTTGTCGAGTTGGTTTTCGCCCTTCTCTAACTCTTTGGTGTCGACGCCAAAGCCAAAGACGGCAAGCAACTCGCGAATCGCGCCACTGTCATTTGCCATCGTCGGGCCGCTCCTGATCTTGCTCGATCGCGTCTAAGACGTCGTGCGCCTCGCAAAGCTGATCGAACGTCATCCCATCGGCTTCACGAGGCGACACACTGCCATGCATCGCCGCGTGAACTATGATTCGCCACTTGAAATTGATCCAGGGATCGAGGCTGGCGACGGCACTTCGCTTTCTTCCGTCGTCTCCGTCTCCTCCGCTGCGGCCATGCGCGCGCTGACTTCGGAGGTGATGCCAGAAAAAAAACTGGCGAAATTCACCTCAACGCAGAAGATGAGCCAACGGAGAAAAGGCATGTACCGTTGATTAAAGTGGACGTTGCGATCAGCGTCTTTGAGAAGCGAACACCATTTCGCGTCGTCGTTGAGGTAGCTACTCTGCGCACCAAATGCCTTTGCAAACGCGACCAGGTCATCCGTCTGCAACGTCGAAGGCAGCACGGACATGAGGCCCGCGCCCATGGCCACGAGTTGTTTTTTCTTCTCCGCGGCCGTCGTTGCTTTGCCCCCATCGCCCGCGCGCAGCGTAGCGGCCAACGCTGGCGCGGCGATGTCCATCAAGCGTTTGAGAATGGGCAACCCCTGAGCGAAACCGAGCGGCACCGTGCGATAGGTGACGCCATCAATTTCGCGCTCCGAAAACGGACTTTCCATTAGTTACCGGCCTCCTCACGGTCGCCATTGGCGACGTGGATTTCCCATTCGCGCGACTTCGCCGTGCGGTCCATCGACGCGGGCGGGATCTCCACAACCCAGCTCTCAGCGCCGAAAGCGATGCTGCCGCCAAGCGTGTCTTCCATCTGAAATTCGAACGTGATACCGGCGGGATCGTTCGCGTCGTCGTTGTGTAGCGACGTCAGCACGGGATTGCTCTGCGACGTCTGAAGCAGCTTGATCACCACCTTCAAGCGCTTATCACTCGTTTTGGAGCGCGCCACTTCACCGTCAGTGCCGACCACCTCATCAAAGGTGGGCGTCATCTGTTCCACGGTGATGAATTCGCCGTCAGCGAAGCCTTGAATAGCCACGCCACCGCAAGTGATAGACACCTGATCCGGGTTATATTTCGCCAAACGAGGGGGCATCGGAAAACCTCCGTTACAGACTGATGTTGCCGCGGATGATGACGGTCTGCACACCGCCCGCGGAGTAGGCCACGAAATTCAGACCGCGCATGATGCGGTTCTTTTTGTCCGTTGCAGTGGCCGACTTGGGATCGGGCACGTTCACCACAGGTTGCTGATCCACGTCATCACTCAAAAAGCCTGACGTGGTGAACGCCTGCAAGCTGGCGCGGACCTGTCCCGCCATGGCGCTGTAGCCCTTTCGCGTGCGCGGGATGCGCTTGCCCGCCTGCGCAGCCGCTTGCATTGCGGCGAAGATCCGCAACTGGATATCGCGCGTCAGCGCATCAATACCGCGCTGAATATCGATGAAGAGGCCCGAGGCGGCAAGCCCCGTCAGCGTCACGTTTTCGCCGAACACGCCCGACGCGTAGACGTTGCCGTTATTCGACACCGCGCCCTCGAGACTCGTAGCGGCGCTGATCTGATTCGGCGTGAGCGCATCAGCGGCGACCGCGGCCAAGTTGACGTAGGCCCACGTGTCGCTGCCCGCGTCGTTGACGAAACGGTTCGCCATGAGTGCGGTAGCACCGTAGTTGATCGGCGTACCGCTGTACTGCCCGTACGTGCGATTGTAGGCGCTGTTCTTGAACGTGTTGAAAATACCCTGACCCAGCGTCAAATTGTCGGTGTCCGCCGTCGTATACGCGTGCAGGCGCTTGTTGCTCTCCACCCACGTCGCGATATCGGTGATGTTGGCGACGCTCAGCCACGCGCCGCTCACGCCATAGAAATCACTGTCCACGAGGGCAGCGGCGGCAAGGTCAGCACTGGGCGTCGCAGAGGGCGTCACGTCGTGGTACACACCACCGTTCATGGCGGAGGGGTACCAAATGGCGCCCGAGGCGTTGACGGTGATATTGACCTGTGTGTTGTCCACGCCGTCAACGACAAGCGTCAAGCCGCTAACGACGATCGCAGCAAGCGCCGTAGCAACCTGCGCCGCGGTCTGAGCGACGATCGTGAGCGTGATAGGATGCGCCACGCCACTCGGATCCGTCAGCGTGAGGCCCACGACGCTGCCCGGAACGGGGCTCGCGTTCACCTTGAAATGGTGAACCTGCGCCACGCTCGTGGTGCCACGAATGATCTTGAATTTGTTGATGTGTGGATTTTGCGCCGCGCCCGCAGCCGCCATCAGATACAACGGATCGTTCACCGTAAAGCCATCGGTGAGCATGTCCGCCGGATCGAAGTAGGTGCGAATGCGATCCAGCCAGTGAGTGTGATATCCGATGTACGCGGGCGTATCCGTGCCCGGCAAGCTCGGCGCGTTGAGACTCGCCGAAATGCTGACATCGACAATCAGATCAGCGATTGCCATTTATTTACTCCTCTTTCACGTCGAAGTTGACCGCGATGGGCGTGCCGCCATCGGGTGTAACGGTGCCGCTGCCAATGACTTCGCCGATCCAACCGCCCGCATCCGGCGTAGTATCGATATCGTTATCCGCAGTGAGACAGAAGAAATCTGCCACATAGCGGTTTATCAATCGTCCTTCCTTGTCACGATAGGGAACGCGCTTTGTTCCACTCCAATCACTGATCGCGTACCACGGGGTAAGCTCTTCGATCGAAGTGGTGCGGCCCAGTCGCGTTTTTAGATTCTCGAGAATCAACTGCGCGCTGCGCTTGTCGCCGATATCTTCCACGATGCTTTCGACGGCAACTGTCAACGTGAACGTGCGTGGGCCGCACACGATCACGGTGACGTCGTTGGTTACTCCGCCCACGGTGCCCGCTGCGCTGTCGTCTTGCCGCTCTTCGTCTTGCCCAATCGTGTTGCCCAGCGTGATCGTCAATTCCGCGTGCGGATCTTGCGTCCACGTGCCTCCCTCGGCCTCATCGCTCCATCGCACTTGCGCGAGCGTGAGGCCCATGAGCCGCGCGAAGAGCGGCGTGGAGGCGCGCTTGATTCCAGCCCAGTCGATCACATCGTCACCGTTTTGCCGTCCACTTCGGCGCGGATGCACGCCACAATTTGCCCGATGGCGAAGAGGGGCGGATCTTCGCTGAGGCCCATCCGCTTGCGCTGACGCTTCGTGCTGTCCGCCAACGGCGCTAGCCCAGCCTCGCTAGTCGTGATCCATGCGCGCATTTCATAAGCCCATCGCGTGGCCAACAGCTCCACGGCGGTGGTGTCCCCGCGCATTTCCGCCTGCATCGCTGCTTTCATCTGCTTGCGGTTGCGCTCCGTGTTGCGGTCAAACCACGTGCGAAACCACGAGCGCATGGGAACGCCTGCGCCGTACTCGTGCGCGAGCGCGACATAAGCCACCGTCGCCTCGCCCTCTTCGCCCGTGTACTTGATGATCTTCTGCGCGCCGTCCGCTTCATTGATACCGACGCGGACATCATGTTGCTTCACGCGTTTCGCTTGCTCCGTGAGTTTCGCCTTGACACGGGCCATCATGCGATCGTTTACAAAATACGCCGCATTGACGGTTACCTTAGCTGGCGACTTCCCACGGCTCACGTGACGCGCGCTCCGCTGGACACGATGAGTTGCACGCGGCGCAAATCAGCGTCGTAGTTGGTTTGCCCCGCTGCGTTGGCTAGGTTCATCTTGCGGCCCCACGGTGTGAGCGCGAGGAAACGGGCAGCGTAGAGGAACGTGCCCTCTTGTTGCCATTTCCCCCACGGGCACAGCGGTGTGTATTGCTGCGCCTGCGTCAGCTTCGCCGTGATCAACACCGTCCCCGCGTCTTTGAATTCGGGGAACAGCGTCAAGAAAGTGGCCGCGTCGATCGCCATGTTACTTGCCCAGCGGCGGTAGCCCGCGGCGCGGCTTGCTCGCATTCGCGGCGCTCACCGCCGCAATGCGCGCTTCCAGCTTGGCGGCGACGGCCGGGCGCGTCTCCGTCTTACGCCACGCGGTCAACAGCGTGACGTTCTCTTCGCCCTCCACGACGGTAAGCGCCGTGGCTTCGTTGAGACGGTCGAGCGGATCGATTTCCAGCTCATCGCCCTGCGCGCCTTCGCTGATCGACAGCCAGCCCTTACGCAACCACGTGTTGACTTGGCTGTTCCCCTTCACCTTGTCCCAATAGCCGCGGTCAACGGCGGTCGCCTGGGGGCGCCCATCCTTCTCACGCGGGGCACTGGGCGGGATCGGCTTGCCGTCGTTGAGGCAGACGGCAGCCATGCCCGTGGGGCCTTCCACTCGCTTCATGGTGTCGGGCAAGTGGAAGATCCGCGGCTGATTGTTGGTGATGAAAATAATATCCTTCTGAGCATTCATTTTGTTTTCCCCTATCCCCTTAGTAGCTCGGATACCACTTCGTAGTGGTCGGATCGAAACACATCGTGAGCACCTTGTTTTGCACCACAGTCGTCGCGAGCGCGATATTACCGGACGTCAAAGTAGCGCCCGGCGTCGCGTTATCGAAGATCATGTTGATGCAGCCCGAGCGCCCGCCGAATGGCGAGTTGATCGTGGCGATCTGCACAGTGCCCGTGACGTGGAAGGTGTTGCCGCCCGTCGGCGCGCTGATCGTCGCCGCCGACGCAACGGCCGTCGGCAACGTGGGCGGCCCAACGTCGAGCAAGCCGCCCACGTCAAGCGAACGCGTGCCCGAGTTGTAGACGGCGCCGTCGAGGAAATTGAGATACAGGATCGACGGCACCTTGCGGAAGTACCCAACGCCCGTCCCGAAGGATTTGACGTCGAGAAGCATAACCGGGCTGGTCACTGCCGCATACGCGGCGCGCGCGCCCATGAGGCACGCGACCGCGATGAGGAGCGCAACCGCCGTATTTCGTGCGTAGCGCTTCATTTACTTTTCTCCCTTCTGTTCCGTCAGCGCAGGAAGCGGCGGCAGCTTGGTCACCTGCAACTGCCCTTCCGCCTCGCGCTTTTCGCCACCGTCATCTTCGGCGGGGGCCTCGTGGATCTCGTCGGTGACGTCCACGAGTTTCCCCGCCTCCACCCACATTTCGACGGTGGGATTTTCCAGCGCCGCGAACCACCGCCCTTCGCTAACCGGAGTCACGCCCGGCAACAGCGTGACTTCCGGCATACGACGCGCGGGCGGCAAGTGAATCGCCGCCGTGTGCGCATTCTTGATCAGCTTGAACATTACGACGAGCCATCCATGTAAACCGCCGACAGCGGGTAGTAAAACACCACGCCGCCAATGCGCGCATGGCAGGGGATTTCGTACTGCATCCCTTCCAACTGCGGCGCGAATTGCTCAAACTCCTGGGGAATCTCGAGAGTGAGCGCATTCTCGTCGCGACGATACACGACGATGCGGCCACCCGTACCGCCCGCATTCTGATTCGTCAGCTTGGACCACTGATCGATATTCTTGCAGTACGGGTTGTTTTCCAGAAACGACCGCATCGCGGTCTTATCCACAAGCGCCGAATAGGGCGTCTGCGAGAAGATCGCGAATTCGTTGATCGGCAGAATCGCCGTGTCAGCGACTTCGACACCGTTGGACTGCGTGATCACCTTGCCGAACGCAGCGTTCATGTCGCCGATCATGTCGAGCGCGGTGGCCGTCGCCCAAGCGCCCGTGGGGGCTGCCATCACCGGGACGCTGCCATTGTTGATGATGCCGGTGAAGCCCGCTTCCGTGAGGCCCACGGCGGCGATGTCATCAATGCGCGCCTCGATCACGCGGCGCGCGGCAGCCGCACGCTTGTAATCGAGCTGGCCACCGCCCTGCGGCGCGGCCATCGCCACGCGGCGCATGTCCTGAATCGTGTAGGTGTACTTCGCGCCCAGGCTCTTGATGTTGGTGATCACTTCGGTCTTGAACACGTCGACCGATTCGAAATCGGTCGCATAGTTCGCGATCACCTTCGCCATGCCGACGAGATCCCACGACCAGAACGACCACTGCTCCGCGCCCGGCGGGACTTCATGCGAGACGGGCAGGAAGTCGCGCGCGCGGAACATGGTGTACTTGACGTCGAAGGTGCGCGCCTTGATGTAGAGGAGCTGGCGCGTAATGAACGCCGTCTCGCCCGCATCGAAGCGGCGCCCGTCGGCGCGACGGCCGATCTTGCCGTGGCGGATTTGATCCTCCACGAAAGCAGCCGTCTCCTGATAATCCGCATCTTCGGTATCGATGCGAAAGTTTTTGAACGAAGGAAAGCGACCGCTCGTGACGCTATCGTCACGATACGCGCGCCCACCGCCAAAGGATCCAAGATCCTCGTAACGGTCCATCAGAATTCGTGCGAGGCGATTCATTACCACACCTCCATGAGCGCCAAGCCAGGCGCAGAGAGCGTCATCAACCAACGGCCGTGCGGGAATTTGACCTTACCCGTGCCCGCGCCGAAACCAAACTGACCCAGCGGATTGTTCGTTTGGGCAGTGGTGTACACGTAGACGTCGCCGTACTGCGTCGGCGCCTCCGCGGCGAACACCCACAGCTCACCCTTACGCAGCATCGGAACGTCCATCTTGTCCAGGTACGTTCCATAGGAGAACGTGCCTTGAGACGCAGTGCCGATGTTGTCCAACTGCCCGCGCGACGTGTCGAGGATCGGGATGCCCTCAAACACGCTGTCGATCATCGGGTCAGCCACAAGGCCCGCGGGAAGCGCCTTGATCGTGCCCGCCTGCCCGCTGCCCGGCGTTGACACGAGCGGAGCGGGAACGCTCTCACTCTGCGCGCCTGGGGCCACGAGCAAGCCAATCCCAACGGCGCCTTCCGCAACCTTCGAAAAGATGCGGGTGCCGTCGGTCCATCGAACCATACCCGCCAATGCGGCGGGCGGGTTATTCGCGTAGCTAGTCTGCTGTCCCATCGTTTTTCCCTCCGCGCCTTAGCGCATCGTTTCCAACATCGAACCCTGCACGGCCGGATAGCCGTCGATTTCCCGATTCGGATTGCTCTTGCTCATCGCGAGCGGGCGACGGTGGCGCTCCTCTTCGGAGGCATCGCGGCGCGAGCGATAGTGATCCATCGTCGGTTGCTTGCCGTCGTCGCGCGTGAAGCCCTCGGGCGGCTTGCGGAGGTGGGCCGGAACACGGCCACCCTGCACGCGGTTGTTTTCGTCGAGGCGCAGCCCCTGGCCATCCTTGCGCGTGGCGGTGTCGGGCTGCGCGGGGATCGCGCGAAACAACCCGTCGAGATAATCCTTCGACTTGCCGTCAAGCTTGATCTCCGTGTGATGCGCCTTGATCGCCAACAGCTTGATCGCGGGCACGCTGAGGCCATCCAGCTTCGTGTCCTTCGGTAGCACAACGCGCGCCCGGCGGATCACCGCGTCGCGAACCTGCACGGCGCGATCGAGGCGCTGCGGCGAATTGGCGACGGCCAGTTGCTTCTTGAGCTTCTCGGTTTCCACCGTTGCAGCGTCGGCACGTGCCTTAGCCTGATCGCGTTCCTTGATGAGCTGCGCGCGAGTGGCGGCGGCATCCTTGCGCGCCTTGTCTCGACGGGTAACCGCCGCCTTGTGGGCGTCGGTGCCCACTTCGTACTTGGTACCGCCGATCACTTCGATTTCCATGTTTCGCTCCTCTTTGTCCCGTCGTTGGTTACCCTTCGAATCGAGTCGCAAACGGACTTCCGGCCCGGCCCGACCATCCGGGACAAGCGCCACGTGGTTGTAACGAATATTGCGTTGAATGCGATCGTAGCGCTCGCCGTCGGGCGCAACGCCCGCCGTCTCATCCACGTCGCAGTTGTAGCCGCAGCTCAATTCACGCGTGCCGTTGCGAATCGCGTCCACCGCTTCCTGTGCCTGCCAAACGGTACGCGCGGCAATCTTGTCGCCATCCTGCTTCACCGTGCCGCTCTCCACGTGCCCCATGTTGTGCTTGCGATGCATCTTGGGGGTCATGGGATCGGTAGGGTGAAGGTGCGTGAGCGGCGCGTTGGGAAGCGTCGCGAGGCTATCCGCGTTGAAAACCTCTTCGGGCGGGCGATACTCGCGGATGACAGTGCCGTCATCCTGCACGTAATCGAAAACACCCGTACGCGTCAGAAAAGCGGGGATGCTGAATCCACCTTGCGGCGTGATGGTAACTTCCCCGAGTGAGCCAACATCGAAGCGGGTACGCCCTTTGATAACGCCCATTTAATGGACTATGAGAGCAGATTTTTTGAATGGCTGCAAGGGGTTGGCCGGGATACGGCGAATTACCTAGTAGCTGCGATCGGTTATTCGCTGTCGTCTTCTCCTGCGCCGAAGGCAGATTCTATGGCAGGGACGGCGATGCAACGGCAATTGTAATCGTCGCCCGGGTGATCGTCTTCCCCGTTGCTGGACTTGTCCGCCTTCAGTGGGGGATCATCCCATTCATAAATTTCGTCGGGATCGTCCAATTCAGCGTGCTCGGGGCGCACGCTACCGTCGCGGCGGGACAGCCAATGATACCCCGTAACGCCGGCTTGTTTCTGCGTCGCCTGATTCATATCAGCGAACGTGTTACCGAAGAGTAACCGAACGCTCGTTTGCAATTGGCTCTCTGCGCCGTCGAGTGCCCCGTCGAGTAGCGTGCTGAGCGCCTCGCGCGTGCGATCCTCTTCGGCCACCGATTCCCATTCGGCAAACGCTTGGCTGACGCGCTTTGTGGCCTCCACTGGGTAATCCTCGAGAATCGACACCAACCCGTCAACGAAGCCGTACGTTTGTTCGCTCAGGTCCACTTCTAGGTCGCGCGCCTGCACGCCCAAGCTTTCCGCGACCTGCGCGTGGACGTTCTTCGCCATGTCGTGCGCGAGCGGTGTCACCGTTGAGCGCAACTCTTTGCGAGCCACCGTGCGCGCACGCGGGGCGTCTGTGCGCGCATTGCGATGGAGCCATGCGACTTTCAGGTGCGGGTTGTGCGCGCGCGCGACCGCAGCGACGATGAGCCGCAGCCTCGCTTCGATGCCTACCGGATGCTTGGGTGCGCGGCGCCGCAGCTCTGCGCGCTTGGTTGCTTTACTCTTACGAGGCGCGCGTTTTCTGATGCGTTCGCCAACTTTGGCAATGCGCGCATGAGCATGTGCGGCGAATGAATTGAACGGCGCCGTCTGACGTGGTTTTTCCATGCGCCTTATCCTGTTTCACACGGCGGCGAACGTTTTCACATGGCTCGAATGGAAGCGCTTTGTTCATGCGTAGTGGTATCCAAATTCAGCGCGCACCGACGCAGACGCGGTGTTGCCCGGCGTAGCATAGAGCTGCACGCGCGCCGGACCCTGCACGACAGCGATGGGCGTACCCGGCCCGAGCGAACGCGTGCCCGCGAGCCCCTGCGCGGCAAGGGTGGACGTCAACGCCTTGTCTGCCACGTTCGCCAGCGGATACGCCGTCGATCGCAGGTTGAATTGCGTCTGCACCGTGGCCACTTCCAAGCTGTCAACCTGCACGTCATCCACGAAGAGGCGGCGCCCGCTAGGCACGTACGCGTGCCCGATATATGAGCGTCGATCACCAGCGGCGAGTGCAACGATTGCCGTGCCCGTGCCGTCGGCGGAGGGGTAGAGGCTGATCGCGCCCGCTGCCACGGCGCCACTGCCCGCGGTGAGCGCCTCGATTTTGTCGATCAGGCGGATGGCGTTCGCGGCATCGATTTGCACCGCAGTCGTGCCATTGAGCGTTGCAGTGTACGTGAACGGGCCTGCGATGCTGCCATCCGCGGCCAACGTGTAGTACGTCACCTTGACGGTGCGCACGCCCGTGCCCGCAGCGGCATCGTTGGCCGATGCGCTCTTGACGCTGAGCGGGGAGGCCACCGACGGCTCATTGTAGGTGGCGGCATTGACGGGCACCTCAGTGCCCGCGGTGAAGGCGGCTGCATTGTATCCAAACGCGCGCGGCATGCTTTTTATCCTTTCGCAGAGGTTGGGTTAGCGCGGCGTTCACGTGCCGCTTTCTTTTCGTACTTGGCTGCGATCTTTTCGTGTCCCTCAGCTAGCGCTGTATTCCCTCGGCTGCGTTCAATATTAGCGATGGCTTGATGATATTCGGCGTGGTGCGCGTTGGTGTTGCCTTTGAGCGACACCATTTGCACGTTGCCGCTACTCGCTGCGCCTTCGCTTCCACTGCTGCCACCATTGCCCTCACCGAATTTGCCGTCTTTGTCGCGCGGATGATCGCTTTCGTTCCAATCATCCATGCGCTCCGATTCATCAAGCAGCGTTTCGTCATCGTCAATCATCACGTCTCCGTCACGCGCGGCGGCACAGGTTCGGCCGAATTCTGCGCCGTCTGCTGTTCAGCAGCGATACCCGGCGTAGGCGCAGGATCCTCGGCTGCGGCTTGCGCGTTGCCGGCTTCTGTCTCCATCGTCTGGAGACTCGTGGCCATGATGCGTTTGCGGCTGTCGCTGTCGATCTTCGTCTCGAGGCTGTACTTGCCGCCGCCAAAGCGCGACAGCGCGGCCTCTTCGGGCGTCACCATGCCACTGGTGATGTTTTGCGTATCCGCCTGCGCCTGCGCCAAGTGCATCTGCGCCTCCTCCGTGGCGGTGAGCTGCCACAGCGGCGGGAAAACGATCGACCAGTCCTCGGGGTTATCGAAACCCTGTGCGACCGCTTCAATGTACAGGTAAGTCTCGATCTGCGGGCGGATGCCTTGCGTTTGCGTCGCTTTGATCGTGTCATACCACCAACGGATGTTGCCGTCGGCAGCGTTGCCAGCGTTCAAGCCACCGGGCGACTCACCGAAGAGGATTTGCTTAGGCATGCGCGCGGCGCCCGCAACGCGTGTGTACGTCTGATCGAGCATGTCAGGGATGCCATCGAACGGAGTTGCCACGCGCTCGAATTCCTCCGCATCGCCGCTTTGATCGCCTGCGTCGAGGAGGATCGCGCGGAACGTGCTACGGATCATGTCCATGAATTGGAAGCGACTCAGCATCGTTTCTTGATCCGAGTCGATCATCTGAATCAGACCGCGGATCTTGAAAACCGCTTGCGAAGCATCGCTGAGGAGCGTGGCGGCTGACTGCCAATTGTCGTTGAACAATTGCAACGCGCGGTAGCATTTCTGCAACACGCTGTAGTCGGTGCCCTGATTGGCCAGGCGCAGGCGCTTTGACGTCAACTCCCCGCCAAAGCGAATCATACGCGACTCATGAATCAGTAGCACTTGGCTCGTGTTGAAAATGTCGTACGGCGCGCCCACGTAGACGGCAACGGGTTGGCACAGGTAAATCGCCACGTCGCCGAATTTCGGCGCGAGCATATCCGCGTACCAACGCCACGGAGTCAAGTCGCGCTTGTCAAAGACGGTGAGCGTTTCAACGTTCTTCACGTTGTCGCGGTCGAGCGGCTCCCATGGGTCGCGCCCGTCATCCACTACCATGAAGATGCTGCCCAAGCCGTAGAGGCGACCCCACGTCATGGCTTCGCGCGCCTTTTGCGCGAGCCCGTTTTCGTCGACGCGCTTCTGTAGAATGTTGGCTTGCTCTTGCACCGTGCCACTCTGCTTTTTCATCGCAGCTTGGGCGACGGTGCGGAGATCATCCGCCTTCGGATTGGGGTTCTTTTTCAGGAAGTCGTTAACCTCCGCTTGCGCGGATTTTGAGATCACCATGAAGCCTTCACGGAAAGCTTCGTCGGGGACAGCAGAGACGATGCGCGCGGCAACGTCGTCGCTGTGGTACATGGCTTCAAGCTCAAGCGGAGAGATAATCGGGTCCAAGACGGGGCGCGTATACGTCGTCTTGTCGCGGCCCCCCGCGAGCCCCGTCATTGCATTCATCCAACCGTCAACGCGCGTGCGGAATTTGGCCATCGCATCGGCGCCACCAATCGCTAACTTTTTCGCCCACGAGGCCATCAATTCCTCCGCATACCTAGAACCGAGTATATCTCACCGGACTTGACTTTCGCCATCGCTTTTGCATACCGCGGGCCCATGTTGTCGTGCAGGTAAATCAGCGCCTGCGTCATCGCGTCCACGTCATCGTCGTGCCGCGCGAAGGGGAAGCCGCACAGCTCCTCAATCATGTCTTCCACCCACGCATACGTGAGCTTTGTTCCGTCGGGCAATTCAAATTCAGCATCCGCGGCCGGCAGCACTACGTCACGCGATTCCGCCAATGGGCTGACGGCGTTCGCGCGTGCGACCTTGCCGCCTTCGGGATCCACCATGATGATGCCGGGCAGCTTGCCGCGTAGCACTTGCTCCACCGCTGTGCCGTTGGCTTTGTCCTCTATGAGCTTGGCGCGCGCCTTTGGCCATCGCTTGGCGAGCGCGAGCAAGCACGCGACGGTGCCCGGTAACCCTAGCTTGTCGTGGATGCGATCGATCAAATAGTACTTGCTATCCCAACCCAGCGCCCACACGTGAATGGCCACGTAGTCAGCGCTCTTCGTGTCTTTGAATGAGCAGTCAGCGGAGATAGCGAGCGCGAGGATCCTCGACGGCAGTGTCTTCCACCGCTGCGAAAACCATTCGCGCTTGAAGATATTTCCTTCACCCGGTGACGGCCGCTGTTGCAACTGCGCGGCTGCCACTTGGCTGCCCATTTCACGTTCTAGGAATGCGACCGACGTTTCATCGAATCGCGTAGGCACAAGCAGCTCCCCTTCGACGGTGCGCCGATCGCCGCCCCATTTCGTTTTGCACGCGCGCTCAGCCTCGAATCGCATGGGGAAGCAAAGCACCGTCCACGCGCCCACATTCTTGTCCTCTTCAAGAATGCGGCCCACGAGATCCAACTCGTGGAGGCGCTGCATAATGATCACGCGCGTGAATTTTTTGGGGTTGTTTTGGCGGCTGGCCATGGTGCCACGCCACCACTGCCACGTGCGTTCAAGCGCTGCGGCGGCTGTCTCAGGGTCACCGCTCACATCCTTCGGCTTCGTCGGATCGTCGATTACCTGTCGCTCAGCGTGCCAGCCCGTGCCTTTGCCTGCGACAGTGACAGAGACGCGGCGCCCGCCCTTCGATGTGCTGTACACGCTCTGCGTCGTCTGATCGTCTTTGCTGTCGGCGATCGTAACGCCCTTGCCCCATCGATCTTGAAACCATCCGCTGCGAATGAGCTTGCGACAGCGGAGCGCATCGCGATGCATTAGATCTTGATCGAACGTGGCAAACATCCATTTCGTTTTCGGTTTGATGATCCATTCCCAAACCGGCCACAAAACGCTCACGATGGTGGATTTAGTGCAACCGGGGGGAACGGCGATGATGAGACGTGAGATCTCACCGTTGGTGACCGCTTCAAGGTGCTTGCAGATCTCCTCCATGTGCCACGAGGGCACGAGATCATCAGGCTCGACGATGTGCCACGCAAGTTGGACGAATTGCCACAAGCCGCCGCGCTTCACCAGCTCGACGTCAAGGGCAATGTCGTTGTCGGTGGCTTTGTAGACGGCTGCGTCTGAGGCGAGGAGTTGCACGGGCGGGGCGACTAAGGTGACCGATACCAAATAGGCGGCGCAAGCGGCCCGTTCGGAAACGGTGGATCTCCGACGTACGGCGCGGGCAAATGCACAGGTGAGCCCAACAGTGTCGGTAACAGCATCAGTAACGTGGTGCTATCCGCTTCCAACTCGATCACGGTGCCGTCGGGCCGCGTGAGCTTGCACTTACACATTAGTCCTCTTCCGCCTCTTCGTCGTCGCTCTCATCAAAGGCCTCGTGCTCCTCTTCGGTGAGCATGGACTCCTCAAGCGTGTCAGGGTCGTTACTGGCGGCGCCCGGAAGCGTGCCCGGATGCGAGCGCACAGCGTCGTCGCTCGGGGGCGCTTGCGCCGTGGGATAGTTAGCGCCGTCCGCCTCCGATTCGTCGAGTAACATTTCGTCGCTGTCTTCCTTGCCAAAATTCATTTCCGCCCCTCCGTCATCGTGTTCACCGATGGGCAACCGCTCTTCAGTTGCCAGCTCATAATCATCGCCTTCGCCGTTGCCCGCCTTCGCGCCTGCCGACACATACGGCGTGCCGTCGTTGTTACCGCTGCGGCTGAACAGCTCACACGCGGCATCCAACACGTCTTTGTTCATTGCGTCATGCGGGGTGTAGCCTTCGGATTGCATCCAATTCGCGAGCGCGAATGGATTCGAGATTTCGCTGTGGCCCTTCATGGCCTCAACGGTGCCTTCCCAACCGGCTGGTGCGGAGTCAATTCGCTGATCGGCCATTATGCGCTCCTACCCACTAGCGCAGCATAACCGATCGTAATTGTCAAGAATTGGGCGTAGAGCGCGGATGAAACCCCACGAAAGTGGGGATCGAGTTGTGCCGATTCTCGAGAAACATGCGGAACATTTCAAGCATGGTGGGATCGAGCAACTCAGGAACGGGATTCATGGGATCGCTCATGATGGCCGCAGCGATGAGCAACAGCGAACAAACCACCACACCCTGCTTTTTTCCTTTGAACGTGGCTTCGAGCGGCGTTTCCAGCTCCTGAATCAACGCCTCCATTTGCCCCTTGATCGACTGATAAATCGCAACCGCTTTCTTTCGCTCCACGCTTTCATCGCTCATCGCTTGGCCCCTTTGTTGATTTGTTTCCGCAAGCGGAAATAGCCTCGATCGAACGCTTCCCCGATTTGATCCTGTGTCGGTTTCTTTTTCTTCCCCACCTTGATGCGCTCGCGCGTGTCGGCCACGAGTCCCTGATACATCGTGCGGATTGCACAGATGACGTATCCGGGGCCGCCGCCCACAGGCACGATGTCAGCTTGCGGCCATGGCGGAGGGGGCCGCAGCGCACCGTCAGCGCTCACCGCTTTGAGCACGTCAAGAATACCCGCACGGCGGCAGATTTCGGTTGCCGCTGAGCGCAGCCGTTGATAGCTCGGGTCGTTGGAATTGCGCGCGCCGTCGAGCGCCTTCCCAAGCTCAGCAATGGCGAAGTGATCCACCACTGCCATCAACTCAGGGTCTTTTTCATAATCGTCGTCAGTGGGCACGATTTCAGCAACCTCCATCGGTGAAATAACACGCGGGCACGCAATTGTGATCCACGTGGCCGGGGCCGAACGCGAGACAGTACCAACCCGCCGGGCACACGAAATTGACACCGCAGAGCTGCCCGCAGTGGCCATCGTCGGCGCACGCTTCACCGCTTGGGCAGCCACCGCCATCGTTGCACAGCGAAGGCGGACGCACGGCAGTGGGCGCCACATGCAACGGCTGAGGCACGCCACAGGCGGCGAGGAGCAAGGCGAGGATCGCGATCGTCTTCATGGGGTCTCTCCCTTTGTTTTCTCGTCAAGCGCGGTGAGGGCAGAGCACAGTGTGTTGTAGCGCTGGACGTCGCTGCTCTTGTCTCCTGGCGCTACGGTCAGCTTGTCTCGAAACTCCGAGGCCGCTTTCGCCACCGCCTCCAGCAGCGGCACGCGCTCGGCGATGGCGCGGCCGGCGTAGCCATTGAGTGCGCCGATAGCTGCACGCATCCGATCCGTAAATTCGTCGACAAACATCGTCCCGAATTTGCCATCCACCATGCGCTGTAGCACCGCGCGCATCGCCGCCGCCTCGGCCTGCGTGCGGGCCAATTCCGATTCCAATTGTTCGATTCTCTCGATATGTTCAGAAAGAACTGCCGCAGCGTCGGTCATATCGATCTTCATCGTTTGCCCTCCTCATCACCCGCCCCCGCTCCGCGCGTCGACCTTGGCGATCGCCACGCACAAGCGGCGCAACACCTTGCCCTCGCCCGGCCACGTCGGGCCTCCGAGTGAAAACACGTCGCGGACGTCCTTCGCAGCCGCTTCCAGCTCCTCGCGCTCCTCCTGCTGCGCCCGCCACGCGTCGCGCCGTCGACACGGGTCGCACCACTGGTCGCGCGTTAGCGTCGAGTTGGTGCCGTCGCACGGGTAGTCGAATCCGTTCGTGCACTCCTCGACGGCGGCTGATTCGGGGTCGGCGATGATGGCATCCATACGCCCCTTCGCGCACGCTTCTATGTGCCCGCCTTCTTCGCTGCAGGCAGAAGTGCAGCACACGTCACCGTCGGCGAGCGCCCGGCGAATCTCCGCGACCGCGCGGCCGAGGAGGGCCTCTTGTTCGGCTATGACTTGGTCGGCACCGTAGCGCATTCCCTGCCAGTAATCGCGGTCATGCGCTACTTCGGCTAACTTCTCCTCCGCCACCTCCACCCGCTTCCCCAGTCGCGCGTTCTCCTCGCGCAGTTGGTGCAGCTGTTCAATATGGCTGACGAGCAACGTTGTGCTGCGGTCCATGTTACGGACTCCTTGCAACGTTACCTCCGCCGTCTCCGCCCGCTTGACCGCGGCTGCTAACTCGGCATCTTCCAACGCCAGCTTGTGCGCTGCATTGCCAGCAATCTTGCGCGCCTCATCCAGCTCCGCCCGCGCCTGCCCCAATTCGGCCAGCGCGGCATCACGTTCTTCGCGCGCGTTCAAACGGCCATTAACTACGGCGTCCCGTTCCGCGCGCGCTGCGGTCAAATCCTCTTGCAACTTTTCGATTTGCTTCCCCGCGGCCAACAACTCCGCTTGCGCCTTGCGCGCGCAGTCTTTCCAAAAGCGATTGTCTGCTACGATTTCCTTGAATGCTGTGATGATCCCCATGTAGCGCCTCCGACCTGTGAAACTAGCACGCCCCGATCGATTTCGTCAAGGCGAGTACGTACACGAGGTAGCGGCCCCACAGGTCGTGCAAGTCGTCTTGAATGGCTTGCCGTCGCTGTCGGTGCCCTCCGCCACCATCACTTTGCAGCACACAGCGTTAACGCATGCGCCGTGGTAGCTCTCTTGAATCAGCGCGAACGTGTCAGGCAATGCGCAGCAATCGGACGTCGCCGCGCACGTCTCACCCAATGCGCTGCACATGGCAGGCGCGCACCCGGTGAACACGCCGTCTCTGTCATACTGCGGAGTACCCCCACTACCGTCAATGAGGCACGTGGGCACGCAATCGCCTGCGTTGGCTCGCGTCTCACCGGACGGGCAAGAGGCGCCTCCACAGCCCGCGAGGGTCAATGCAAATAAGATGACAGCACGCATTTTTCAGCCTCCCCCATTGAGTAGCGCCAACTTGATCCGCAGCGTCTCACGCACATTGGCCAACGCGGCGACCGTCTGCCCGCCCGACGCCTGCGTACGCATTTCCGATTGCACAGCGGCCAAGGCAGCGCCGAACGCGTCGATCTGCCCTGCCTTGTACGCGAGCGCCTTGACGCGTTCTTCGCGGTGTAGCTCCGTCTCAGCTTGCGTGATCGCGGCCCGTAGCTTTTCACGTGGTGACATGTTCAAGCCCCCTTGCGGTCGCGGATGCGGCTCGCGACGCTCATCAGCCATTCGCCGTTGCTGCGCCGGATGCGCACCAACACGTACTGAGACACGCGAATCTCAATCACCTCATCGCTCATGGGTACACCTGTAGGTTGCGAATGCAAATGCTCACCTCCGTATCGATTGTGAGCGGAACAGCCTGCCCGCCGTCCCCGGCGAGCATTTCGATATCGAAGGCGTGGACGGTGCAGAGCGTGATGGAAAATCGGCTCTCACCGATGCCCAGCTCGCGCAACTTGCCCGCCTTGTGCTCGCCACCCATCTGACAGATCCAACACGCTTCCATCAGGGCACCACCACGTAGCGCACAACGTTCGAAATCGTCTGCCGCAGCGTCCACGCCTCGCGTGCAATGTCGCGCGGCTCCATGGCGCCAATCTCTCGCGCCATGCGAAACATGTCCGCTTCCGACATCAACGCGGGATTCCCTGCGAGTGAAAACACAAGCTGCAATCGCGTTTCCATCAGTTGCCCCCTCCCCAGGTGGTGTTGCGAAACAGAATGACCGTCTCACCCTCGACGATGTACTCCGGTTCAAACTGTTCTTCAGTCTTGATGAGCGCGAGGCCATTGCGCTCCGTGGCCATGAGGCCAACCGCTTCGTTTGCGCTCTTTTTTCCAACCGTCGTGCTCATGCCCACACCGAAAACGCGGCAACGATAGCGGCGCCAACCTCGCGAGCGCTCTTACGGAAGCAACGGGGGCACAAGGCGCCGCGCGTGTTGCTGACCGTCGACGCCTTACGCTTGCCGCAGAAAGTCGACGCCTTGCCAACCAAGCTGCGATGAAGATGCGTGCCCGTGACGCAACGAACGATTTGAATCTCGAAAGCCACCGTTTCCGTCTGCATCGTGCTCATGTTGTAAATCTAATCGGTCCCGATCGATTTAGCAAGAGGAAAAATGCACGGCACCGATCATTTTTTATTTACTTGTCATCATCGCCACTTGCAAGCGCTCGCCTACGCTGAGCGTTGCGAATGACATTGAGCGCTTGCAGCTCATCGTTGCTGAGCGCCTCCAATGGCGGCAATGGCGACGGGCCACCGTTCCCACCCTTCTGCGTCACCTCTGTGCGCTGCACAGGGATGCCCAGCGTGTACGCCAACGCGACTTTCTGCGCGGCGAGTTGGGTTTGCTCATCTAGCCCATACTTCGCGAGCCCCACCAACGAACGCCAAACGCCCTCAGCGTCGATCAGCATCTTCATGCGGAGGCGCCCAAGCCGCTCCTGGAATTCTTCTTCGCTGATCGAGTCCAAGCGCTCATCTTCGAATTGCAACAGTTTGCCGCTCATGCGATCGATTCTACTGCGTTTTGGGGATGCGCGCTTGACAGAAAACGAACGGCGTGCGAGGCTTCCAAATTGACAGCCCGTTCCCCTGCGGGTGGCCTCCGAGTGGCCCCGTAGCGTTCCTCCCCAGGCGCTACGGGGCCTTTTTTATTCAGCGTCGTGCCCTCCATCGCGCGCCCGTCGCACTCGGGCGCGCTGTGCAGGGTTACGGGCGATAGTAGTTATCGCGGCAATAACCGCCGATCGTCTTGTCAGCGTGCGCCTTAGCGTACGCCTCCGCTTCGCCCGCGGTCGCGAACGTAGGCGCATCGGCCGGCGCTCCGATGCCCATTTCGCGCGCCATATCGAACGCGGGCGCGGTCCAGCTAGGTTCGTTCCACTTCGGCCGCTTGCCCTCGCCGCCTGCGATCATTGGAGCGGAACCGGAGCGATGAATGATCGGCAGAAACCGCGCGCCGTACTTCTGCGCGTAGACTTCCACGTGATGGTAGAAATAGCCGTCGTAATAACTGAGACGCTTCATCATCGTCGTGTCCTCCATCGTGCTCACTTGCAGCGCTCCCAGGCCCAAACGGGCGCGTGTCCGCGAGCGATGAAAATGAACGTCTCCACCCAGACCGCTTGCCACTGCCAACTACCAAAAATTTCATACGGCTTCGTCATCGTCGTGCCCTCCGTCGTGCTCATGAAACTAATCTAACGCCACCGATCATTTTCGTCAACAAGAAAACGATCGGTACCGATTATTTTTTCTTCGCCCCCTCGCCTGGGCTGTCGCTGTCGTTCTGCTCTGCGTCGAAGACGCCCAGCCCCCTGCATCGCGGCGCTAGCAGGTCCCACGTGCGGCGACTCGCTGCGGGTATCACCACACCGCAGTGGCCACAACGCAGCCAACGCGAGAGTGTTGCGGTTCCGCGGCCAACATACGGAAACCATTCATGTTCGGACTCCATCAGCCTTCCTTGCCTGTGGGTTGCCTGTGGGTGGCACATGTCCTACACCCAGGTGTGATTACAGGTACTTAGCTAATTTGATATTATCTAACCTATTGATCCACCTGTGGGACCTGGGGGATCTGGGGGTATTTTCTCAAGTTATAGCCACCTGAGCATGTTACTCCTACATGTAGTTATTGAATAATATCAAGTACTTAACCTCTACTTTATATCCTAACTATTTGATATTATTCAAGACACACATGTAGGAGTAACATCATATATACAACCCTGACCCCCGTTTTTGCCCCCAGTACCCCCAGGTATTTTCAATTTTTGAATTTAAAAATCGGGAATCATTGAGGAAAAGTACCTGCGTGCAAAAAGCGCTTGCCCCCCGGCGACTCGAGTAGCCACCTAATTTCAAAATACGTCGTACTGCCACTGCTTTTTGACACTTTGTCTAACGATTAGGCCATAGTAGGGGAAGTGATCGCCCTCCACCGTGTACACCTTGTTTTCCCGCAGGCGACGGCCGAAGGTAGAATTTGCAATTGGGCGCCTGCCCGCCTCCTCGCACCAACGCTTGAAGTAGGGGTAGATTTCTCGCATCGGCGTGCGCTCGCAATCGTCAATCTCGCAGCACTCCGCAAGAAAGCTTGCCACGCTATCCACTTCGACGCGCCACCCGCGCAACAGCTTGTGATGCGACGCAGGTAGGGTGAAGGCCCCGCGGGCTAGCAGACGGGACGCGCCAGCGACAGCCCAGGCGGCAATGCCAGCCATTTCGGAGGCCACCAACGACTCTTTGAGCGTGTCGTCACGCATCGGGTGCCCCATGGGGAACGTCCGATTCCACTCGACGATGAGGAATCGCCGCCAAAAGGCGTTGGTGTGGTCTGCGGTGCCCGGTAGGCGATTGCAAGCGAAGAGGTGCCCTGCGATGGGGGCGTGTTGGAACGGCCGCCCTGAGGGGTTGCGCGCATCCATTTCATCGCCCGAGATCACCGCTTTGAAGCTGTCACCGCTCACAATCTCTGCTTCGGGCAGCTCAGACACCACGTTGAGGCGCACGCCAGCCAACGCGGCTTTATAATATTCCTTGCCCCAGTCCTGGGGCTTGATGCTTTGCCGCTGTTCTTTTGGAAATAGCTCAGAGGCAACGTGCGTGAAGACGCTTTTTCCATTTTCGCCCATCTGTCCGTACAGCACGAGCGCTTTCTGATACCGGGGGGCAATGCCAATTAAGCAGGCGCCTAGAAACTCCTGCAACAGATCGATCTTCTCTGCCGCGTCTTCATCCCCCTCGAAGCAAGCGGCCAAATACGTTCGCCACCGATCGCACCGCGCATCCGCGGCGTACGCGTGCGGTAGCCCCAGGTTCAAGCGATTCTCCGCATCGTGGGGAACGAACGCGGCGCCGTTGGGTGTAGCCATCAAGACGCCATTGGTGAACGCTACGCCTGGGGGCGCCTCGCCGAAGAACCGTGCATCACCGCTCAGCGTCTTGGCCGCGGAAATGACGTTGTGGATATTTTTATGGTTGAGCCGCAACAATTTCTTGCCCACGCGCTTGCCAGCGTAGCGCGACACGATTTGGTACAGCTCATTGTCATCATAGCTCACCCACAAGCCCGACGCAGAATCGTAGCGCCATAGCTCATCTTGCGTACCCACGAGCGCCTCCTCATGGGTGCCAGCCAAATCCGTCAAAAGCCGCTGTGCTAACTCGATATCGTCGCCGCGAGTGAATGGCGCTGCATCCGACGCCCACCCACCGACTTTGTCTTTTAGTTCGGCCCAGCGGTTTACGTTGCCCCCACAGGAGTCATGCCAGCAACCCGCCCATATGCCTCCGCGCGACTGCACACGGATCATCAGTTTCTCGACGTGAGCAGGATTGAACGCGCAACGGCGCAATCGAAAGGTCACGTCGTTGATTTGGGTGTGGGGGACGGCCATCGCTGTAAGCCAGTAGCCAATTCGTTTGGCCGTCGCAATGGCCGAATCTGTAGCAGCTTCGCGGGGGGCAGACGACGACAGCGCAGGCTGTTGGATGAGCGCTGCGGGAAGCGGATGCGCCGCTAAAATCTCTTCGTACGTGTATTTTCGTTCGGGGTAGGCTTCAAGCAGCGTGACGCGCTCGGGGGCCACTCGCCGCCGTTTGCTGCACTTCGCGCACGTCTCATCAGGGCAGGGGCCATGCATGTTCCACGTGCCCGGCAAGCGCATTACACGATCGAGATTCACCATACTCTTGTCGGTGCCATAGAAGAGCGCGAGGTGGCGCTGTACGTCGCTCCATTTGTCAATCGATTGCCCGTCGGCAAGCAGCCAGTAATAATGCCGGTTGCGGTTGCTTTCGGATGACGCGACGACGATCGACGGTGGTAGCCGCGGGATGGGCGGCAACAAGCTGGTGCCGTCGTCGTCCACAAAGCAAGCGCGCACGCCGGTGATCGCATGCTTGCCGCGCCTGCCTGCGTTGATCTGCACGTAGGCGGCGCGTTGTGCGGCGTTCAACTTGCCGATGATATCGGTGAGCTGCGGCAAGCTGCCGATATGCACACGGTTGTATTCTTTTCGTTTCTTGGCTGTGTCGTCGACAAACTGCAATACGAGGGCTGTGGCTTGCGATCCTGTAAGCGCGGTGATAAAGCGCTGCGCTTGCCGAAAGTCAAACGGATACTGCGGCAACATTGGCGCTAGCATTGATTCCCCATGGTATCCTCTTCTACTGCCACAGCTTGAGGGTGTGCAATAACAAAACACACCGATCGATTTTTTACACGTGCGGTCGCGGGCTTAGCGTGTTTGCAAGCGATCGATACTTAAAAGAATTTGACACATGCAGCGACTGGGGAGCATAACACTGCGAGGGGAGACACGCCAATGCCGAAAGATTCAGGGGATGGAAAGGCG